GGAAACTTTAATAAAAAAAGATATTCAGAATATTTAACAAGAATATTTAATAATAATAATTTTTTATATCTTGCCAGAGATAATAGAAAATTAGTTGGAGCTTTAGTTGCTTACAAATTTAATTTTATTTGGGACGATAAACATATAAAAACAACGGACTGTTTCTGGTATGTTTATCCTGAGTACAGGGGAACGATGATGGGAATTAAACTTTTAAGAGAATATAAAAAATGGGCAACCTCTTTTCCTAATTGTTTGGAAATTGGTATAGCTACGTCTGTTGATATAAATGTAGACAGAACATCTAAACTTCTAAATAAACTTGGTTTTAATACTATTGGAACTGTTCATAGGTTGTCCCATGATTAAAGACATACAAACAGCTTCGTTCTTTCTTAAAGACGGTCTAAATGATAACTCTGAGTTTCGTTGGTGTTTTTGTACGGGCGATGAAGGTTTTGGTGATGAAGGTTTTGGAGAGATGGATGATTTTGATATTGGACCTCAAGATATTAAAGACCCTGATCCTGAAGCAGCAGCAGCAGCAGGTATAGGCGGAGGCCGTGGAGGTGATCCAAGAGATTATGGTTTTGATCCTAAAGAAGCAGATAGAGCAGCACTAGCCGAAGAAGCCAAGGAAGAAATGGGTCGTCTTGGACCTCTTGCTGGTGATGAAACTTTTGGTGGTTTCTTTGATCCTGAGACACCTGAGTTTAGTGGTTGGGGAAAGCCAGATGTTCCAACTACTTCACAAGAAGCATTAGATGTGTTTGGTAGAATAGATCCCGCAAGAGCGCAAGAACTACTAGACATGAGAGCTATTTCTCCTAATATATTAGGTATTCCAGAAATGAATATACTGGAAAAAGATTATAATCTAAATACTTTTGGTCTTGGCTATAGAGGAGCATTTGAAGCAAGATCGCCCAAAGGACTAAGCAGAGATGAATATGATCCTAATACTTTAACAGGTGCTGGCACAGACGCAGCAAGCGATAATAGAGCATTGTTCGCATCTTTTGCTAGAGCTAATCCTAGCTTGTCAACAGTAGAAGCTCTGTCTGAATATAACGCCACAGCTAATCCAGATCAGCAAGTCTCAATATCAGATGTTCAAAATATGGGATTTGAGCTTAATGCTCCAGTGGGACCACAAGCAGATTTTAGAGAGGCCGAAGCACAGAGAGGATTTGGACAGGGTTTGGGAATGATTGGAAGATCATTAGCTTTTGGTCCTATAGGCGCTATGACTGACATTGCTTTATCAGGAACTGGTAAGGGTGTATTAGGTCATATTGGAGATATGTTTGAGAAAGCGTCAGGTTATGAGCTTCCTGAAATTCCTGATTTTGGATTACCAACTATTCAAGGAACTGTTGAAGATGTAGTTGGTCCCTCCAAAGATACAATGGCTCCCGCTTCATTTGGTATAGGCGCTTCATATGAAAGATCGCCTGATCCGTATGCTTCAGCATATGGTACACTAGAGACAGAGCAAAGAGCGCAAGAGATTGCAGAACAAGCCTATGATAGAACTAAAGCAGAATTATCTTCCCCACAAATGCAGTCAGTTATGGGGCCGACTGCTATAGAAACAGCAGCACTTGATGCACATTATGGTGCTCTACCTTCGGCCAGAGAGCAAGCAGAAAGAGAAGATGCTGCTGCAACGGCTGAAGCTTTTGGTCTTGCTGATATTTCACCGCCTACAAATGAAGAGATAGGATATACTGATATGGGTCTGGGCAGTTTTACTCCAGATGGAAATGAGTTTTCTCAACTTCCAATACCAATACAGACACAAACTGCTCCTGTCCAAGAAGTTCAAGTAGCGGAAAAAGCTGCCCCTAGATTTCCTGTTACAGATACAACACCAATATCAAGAATAAATCGCATAGCAAATATTTACGGCATTGATAAAAATGCTGCTAAAAGAATGTTAGGAATAGGAACCGCATAATGGCAACTGAACGTAATCCCTTTGATCGTATACCAGAAGAAGAAACTAATGTAGTTCCTCTTGCGCCTGAGACGGAAGATATTGATGCTACATTTGAGGTTGCCGAAGATGGTGGCGTAATTGTAGACTTCTCTGAGAATGTAGAAATGTCAGCCTCTGAAGATATTGCTGAATGGTATGGTAATATGGCAGAGGATATGGACGAAGATGATCTGGCAGATATTGCAGGAGATGTAATAGAAAACTTTGAAGCTGATAAAGATTCCCGTGCTGAGTGGGAGTCAATGTTTGAACGTGGCTTTGATCTGCTGGGTCTGAAGCTTGAACAGGGTTCCGAACCTTTTGAAGGTGCATGTACCGCTGTACATCCTCTTCTGATTGAGTCTGCTGTTAAATTCCAGTCAAAAGCTTCAGGAGAACTATTCCCATCTAACGGACCTATCAAGGCTCAGATACTTGGTAAGTCCACAGCAGACAAAGAGCTACAGGCCAATCGTGTTCAGAACTTTATGAACTATCAGCTTACTGAGCAGATGCCTGAATACTTCGATGAGTTTGAAAGGATGCTGTTCCATCTACCTTTGATTGGTTCTGCATTTAAGAAGCTGTACTATGATGCCACTGTGAAGCGGCCCAAGTCAGAATTTATTCCCATAGACCAGTTCTATGTGTCTTACTATGCAACTGATTTGTACAATGCAGATCGCTACACACATGTTATCTATCGCAGCCCCATAGAACTGCAAAGAGATATAAAGGCTGGTGTATATGAAGATGTTGAGCTTAGTTCTCCTTCTACATATCCCAGCTCTTCCTTCAGCGAAAAGATGGACACGATCATAGGTCTATCCCCAACATCAGACCATGATCCACAGTATGTTCTTCTGGAACAGCACTGTTATTTAAGTATTGAAAATGAAGACGAAGCCTGTCCCTATATCGTAACTGTTGAACAGCAGTCCAGACAGGTACTGAGTATCCGTAGAAACTATAAGCAAGATGACCCGAACAAAGAAAAAGTAAATCACTTTGTACATTATAGATTTGTTCCCGGCTTTGGTTTCTATGGCCTAGGTCTTATTCACTTCCTTGGTAATCTAACAATGAGTGCAACGGCAGCTATGCGTTCCCTCATAGATGCTGGACAGTTTGCCAATTTACCGGGAGGATTTAAGGCCAAGGGAGTAAGGATGGTTGGCGACAATGATCCTATATCTCCCGGCGAGTTCAAGGAGGTTGAGGCAACTGGTGTAGATTTATCAAAGGCTATTATTCCCCTTCCCTATAAAGAGCCTTCCTCTACTCTATTCCAAATGCTGAACTTCGTAGCTACTGCTGGTCAGAAGTTTGCGGACAGCACAGAGCAAGTTATCTCTGATGCTGCCTCCTATGGACCCGTTGGAACCACTATGGCTTTACTTGAAGCAAGCAGTAAGTTCTTCACCGCAATTCACAAACGGTTACATAAATCCCAGAAGGATGAGTTCCGTATTCTTGCTCGTATTGATTATGATTATCTTCCCACTGAATATCCCTATGATGTTCCATATGAAGACCGTAGCATTTTCAAACAGGACTTTGATGGTCGCATAGATATTATTCCGGTCAGTGATCCTAACATCCCCAGTAACGCACATCGTATGATGATGGCGAACATGGCTCTGCAAATGGCGCAGCAGTCTCCTCCGGGTATGTTCAATCTGGAAGCCCTGAACAGAACAATTCTTAATGCTTCCAATATGCCTAATGTAGATGAGATACTTCCACCCAAGATTAAGCCTCAACAACTTGATCCAGTGTCTGATATTATGTCAGCGACGAAAGGCATTCCTATTGCAGCCTTTCCCGGTCAGAACCATGATGCACATATACAGGTGAAGATGGCATATTTGCAAGATCCCATGAATGGTGCTAATCCAATTATGCAAAGAATTACTCCAATACTTCAAGCCAATATTCAAGAACATTCTGTTATGAAATATCAGGAACAGATGGTTGGGGTTTCCGAACAACTTCTTGCTAAAACTTCTCCAACAACTCAAAATGCCTCTACTATTGAGATGGCAATGGCAGAAGCTGCAAAACAAGTTCTTAATGCTAATCAGGCAATGGGTCAGGCACAGTCTCCTGAACAACAGCTTGTTGCGCTTGAACAGGCCAAGGTTGAACTTGAGAAACAGAAGCTTCAGTCTGATACAGTAACAGATGCAGCAGAGCTTGAAATTAAAAACAAAGAACTTGAGATCAAGGAAACTGCACAGATTATTGAAATGCTCAAGGCATCTGCAACAGCTAACTCAAGAGAAGAGCAATCACAACTTAATCGTGAATCTAAGGAAGCAATAAAAGAAGCTGAACTAACTACACGAAAAGAAATTGAAGAGGCAAAGATTGCCGCTGATATGTTAAAGAAACAAATGCAAGACGATAAAGAAATGGATATGGCTGCTCTGGAAAATCTTACACAGTTTGCCAGTGAACAAATAAAGGAGATTAACAATGATGAAGAAAGGTAAGGGCTATCCCGAACACGTAAAGAATACGGATAAAGGTTTTGGGGAAGCTATTAAAGATGAAGCTATGGGAAAACGCTCACTGAATGCGGCTCTTGCTGAGTGGCCGGATGATACTTGGGAATTTCCAGAACCCAAAAAGAAAAGCCGCAAGAGTACTATGTACATCTAGGCATGGAAATTTGGGACGAAGTAGTAAAAGAGTACAACCAAGAAATTAACAACTTGCGACTAGCGTTGGGTAATGGCTCTGCCGAAGACTACTCACACTACAGGCAGCTTGTTGGTTCCATCTCTAGTCTGGAATGGGCCAGAGATAATTTAACTAATATTATTAAAAAACGAATGTATATGGAGGACGAAGACTAGCAATGCAACAAGTAAGTTTAGGTGGCGCACTAAAAAATGATATGTGGATAACTGAGGATGACGCCCCCGATCCTAGCCCACTACCCACTCTACCGGGATTTCACGTTTTAGTGCGCCCCGTTTCAGTAAAGAGTGTAACCAAAGGCGGTATTCTTATACCGGATTCAACCAAAGATGATATGTCTTATCTCACCACTGTCGCACAGGTTCTAGCGTTAGGAGACTTGGCATATATGGATAAAGATAAGTTTCCAGCAGGAGCATGGTGTAACGTAGGTGACTATGTTTGTTATGGTAAACATGCAGGAACCAAGCTTTTCTATAAAGGTAT